TTACATCGAACAAATTACGGATTACATCAACTCTCTATTGGACGCGCAAGAAAAGGGTGAACTCGAGTATGATTTGTTATTTCTTTGGGATTCTATAGGTTCAATTCCTTCCAAAATGACATACGAAGGTAAAGGTGGTAAACAACACAACGCAGCAACCCTATCTGACAAAATAGGAATGGGTATTAACCAACGTATTTCAGGTTCAAGAAAGGCAGACTCCAAGTATGAAAATACTTTGGTTGTTGCGAACCAACCATGGGTTGAGCTTCCTGATAATCCTTTTGGACAACCCAAAATTAAAGCTAAAGGTGGTGAATCTGTTTGGCTTAACTCATCCTTAGTATTCTTGTTTGGAAATCAAAAAGGGGCGGGAACTACAAAAATTACAGCAACCAAAGACAAACGTACTGTCAAGTTTGCCACTCGTACCAAAATTTCAGTTATGAAAAACCACATCAATGGTTTGGGATACGAAGATGGAAAAATAATTGTAACCCCCCATGGATTTTTGGCGGGTAAGGAAGCCTCAGAAGAGAAAACATCTATCGAGGCTTATAAAAAAGAACACTCTGATTATTGGAAACAAATAATTGGTGTTGAAGGAGATTTTGATTTGGTGGAGGAGAAAGAAGTAGGATAACTAAGAAATTAAATTGTGACTACTACACTTCTCGTTGACGGAGACAACTTGTTTAAAATTGGATTTCACGGTGTCCGTGAACTCTACAATGAATCCAAACATATTGGGGGATTGTTCCATTTTATCAATACCTTACGCAAACACATTTTGGAGAATGAGTTTGATAAGGTGATTGTCTTTTGGGACGGTAGAAACAATTCTCAAAAACGAAAAGACATATTTCCTGAATACAAACAAAATCGTAAACAGACACTTAACGAATATCAAAAAGAATCTTTTGACTGGCAACGTCAAAGGGTTAAGTTGTACCTCGAAGAGCTATTCATAAGACAAAGTATGATAGATGGTTGTGAGAGCGATGACTTGATTGCATATTACTGTCATATTTCTGAAGACGAATTTAAAACCATTTTTTCTTCAGACAAAGACTTAACGCAATTAATTTCGGAACAAGTGTCTGTTTACTCTCCAATCAAAAGACAACTATACAAAAAAGGGGATAAAATTGATATCGATGACTTGGAAATTCCTCACGAAAACATAGTGGTTTACAAAACTATTATGGGGGATAAATCCGATAACATTGATGGTATACATTTCCTCGGAGTTAAGACTTTAGTTAAACTTTTTCCTGAAATTTTGTCAGAAAAAATAGACATAAATTTTGTGAAAGAAAAAACGAAAGAATTGGCAAAAAACATCACATCAACTGCAGTTACAAATTTGTTAGAAGGAAAAACCAAGAGAGGGATAATTGGTGATTTTTTTTGGGAACGTAATGGAAAGTTGGTGGATTTATCTGTACCTTTGCTCTCGGATGAAAACAAATCTGAAGTTAATGATTACTATTGTGAGGATTTGGATCCTGAGGGGCGTGGGTATAAGAATTTAATTCGTTTAATGATTGAAGATGGTATTTTCAAATACCTTCCTAAACAAGACGAACAATGGGTAGAGTTTGTGAACCCTTTTATGAAACTCACAAGAAAAGAAAAAAGAAGATTTATTAAAAACCAATAAAAAAATGGATAAAAACCTAGATTTAACCAAAATGGAGTTCTTGTTAACTCTAAATGATAATTTTGTAGTACAACGTTATTACAATGTCAAAAACTACAATGAAAAGGCATATAAGAGTGTCGAATTCTACGAATTGTTAAAATCGATTAGTGACGTGATTCAATCTGATTTGAAAATGAAATCAACTATCTATATGATGGATAATTTCGAACAGATTTACTTAGATCCTACTGTTCTTGACACTTCGAATACCGACGAAGATGAAAGCTTTAATATCTACATTAAAGTGGGAGATAAGACAATTTGTCATAGAGTGTTTGATGCTAAAATGTACCCACCGAAGGTAAGATACACTGTGGATGTACGCCCACACTTAAAAAACATTTTGAAGTGTTTGACTGACATTTTTTCAGATGAAGATTTATCTTTCGAATACATGGATTATACCCTGAACTAAGTGTATTTATATTTCACACAGACAACTAAATTTATAAAAAATGACTAACGATAAGAACTTTGGATACCTCGGAAATACTTTTCAAATACAACTACTTAATCAAATTATATTAGACAAAAATTTCGCCCGTTCTATCGTTGAAGTTATCGATCCAAAGTACTTTGACAACCAATATTTCAAAATCGTTATGCAAATGGTTAAGGAATATTTTGTCAAGTTCGAACATTCACCCTCTTTCAATACTTTAGAACAACTTGCAAAAAGTGAAATATCCAATGATATGTCACGTAAAATGGTTATGGACATGATTGAGGAAATAAAAGCATCCTCGATTGAAGGGGCTGAGTTTGTTCAAACAAAATCCTTGAAATTCTGTAAACAACAAGAATTACAGAAAGTAATGTCAAAGGTACAAAAAATTATCGACAGAGGTGATTTTGAATCCTATGATGATATTGAGGAAATGGTAAGAGAAGCCTTACAAATTGGTGAAGTCGATCAAGGTACGGGAACAGTGTTTTCAAATTTGGATGAGGTGTTGATGGACGATTACCGACATCCGATTCCGATGGGTATACATGGTATTGATAACCTTATGAAAGGTGGACTTGCAAAAGGTGAAATTGGTGTCATACTTGCACCAACAGGTGTTGGTAAAACAACGGTTCTTACTAAAATTGCGAACAACGCATTCAACTTGGGATATAACGTACTCCAAATATTTTTCGAAGATAATCCGAAAATTATTCAGAGAAAACATTTCACTCTTTGGACAAAAATCAAACCCGATGATTTATCATCACGAAGGGAAGATGTAATGGCTAAAGTTGCGGAAATCAAAGAAAACACTACTAACAGTCTTACTTTGAAAAAACTACCGTCAGACACTGTGACAATCAGTCAATTGAAAAATCAAATACGAAGAATTATTGCTGAGGGAAACAAAATCGATATAATCGTTTTGGATTATATTGATTGTGTATTACCGAGTGGTGCTGGTGGTAAAGACTTCGACGAATGGAAAGCTGAAGGTTCTGTAATGAGACATTTCGAGGCGATGTGTCATGAATTGGATATTGCAGGATGGACAGCGACTCAAGGTAATCGTTCATCAATATCGAGTGAAGTTGTAACAACAGATCAGATGGGTGGTTCAATCAAAAAGGCACAAGTAGGACACGTTATTATATCAATAGCTAAATCTTTACAACAAAAAGAAATGAACTTGGCAACAATTGCCATTACAAAATCACGAGTTGGAAAAGATGGTATAGTGTTCGAAAATTGCAAGTTTGATAATGAATACTTAGAAATAGATACAGAGTCTAGTGTAACCTTCCTTGGACTTGAAGAACAAAAGGAAGAAAGAAATCGTAACAGAATTCGTGAGCTCATGGAAAAAAAACAACCACAGAGAGTCTGAATTCATTAAAATAACCCAAAACAAAATTTAGATATGGAAAACAACATAAGTATGTCACTTAAAGAAATTCGTTTCGTTATAAAAAGAAGCGGTGACAAAGTTTTATTCGAACCTGAAAAGATTAAAAAGGCAGTAATGAAGGCTATGCAAAGCGTCGGAAATGTAGACGAAGAGATGGCTGAAAAAATTGCACGTTTGACTAAAAAGAGTCTTTTCAGAGAAGATAAACTACATATACCTCATGTCGATGAAATTCATGATATGGTGGAAAATAAACTTATGGATAACGGATTGAATTACGTGGCAAAAGAGTATATAATTTACCGTTCCCAAAGTAGACCCAATATTTTTGCCAAGAGGGTAAATTTGAAACCTTATGAATATCCTGAATTGGTTGAATACGTAGATGCCATCAGACATTCATATTGGGTTCATACGGAGTTTAATTATACTTCGGACATTCAAGATTTCAAAGTTCACTTGTCTGATAAAGAACGAACTGCGGTTGAAAGGGCTATGTTGGCAATTTCACAAATAGAAATTGCGGTTAAAACATTTTGGGGGGACATTTACAAAAAAATGCCAAAACCAGAAATTGGTAGTGTTGGTGCTACTTTTGCGGAGTCTGAAGTTAGACACGCAGACGCGTATTCCAATTTAATTCAGGTTTTAGGTTTGAACAATCAATTCGAAAATCTTATGGAAGTACCTGCAATACGTAGAAGAATCAAATACCTTGAAAAGTCCATATCCAATTCAAGAAGTATTGAAAATCAGGATTACTTTGAGTCCATTATTTTATTCTCAATGTTTGTGGAAAATGTTTCTTTGTTTTCTCAATTCCTTATTATCCTATCTTTTAATAAACACAAAAATTTATTGAAGGGTATGAGTAACGCGGTAGAAGCGACTTCGAAAGAAGAAAACATACATGCTGAGTTTGGTTTTGATTTGGTTAATTTAATCAAAAAGGAAAACCCAACTTGGTGGACACCTGAGTTAATTGAGGACATCAAAGACACTACAATGGAGGCTTACGAAGCTGAACAAGAAATTGTGAATTGGATTTTTGAAAAAGGTGACATGGACTTTTTAACAAAGGCACAAACATTAGAATTCATTAAACACAGATTTAACTTGTCACTTAATTCTATCGGAATTGACAACGTATTTGAGGTTAACCAAGTATTGTTGGAAACTACTGAATGGTTTGATGATGAAATTCTTACCACAAAACATACAGACTTCTTTTATAAGAGAAGTATCAATTACAGTAAAAAACAAAAATCGATCACGTTGAACGATTTATTTTAAGAACAAAAAAAATTATAATATTATATGAGCAATAGAGAACCATTTGATTGGATTAATGAAGAATCAATTACCTTCCTCCGTAGAGGATATTTGAGTGAGGGTGAACAACCCTTAGAGAGAGTTAGAATTATCGCTAACCACGCTGAGAAGTTATTGGGGATGCCAGGTTTCGCGGATAAGTTCTACGATTACATGAGTAAAGGTTGGTATTCTCTTTCTTCACCTGTATGGGCTAACTTTGGAAAAAAAAGGGGACTTCCAGTTAGTTGTTTTGGTTCGAATGTTGGAGACAACATTGAATCAATTTTGTACACTCAAGCCGAGGTGGGTGAAATGAGTAAAATGGGTGGTGGAACATCAGGATACTTTGGTAATATCAGAGGTAGAGGTGCTACTATCACGGACAACGGACACGCTCCGGGTTCCGTACACTTCATGAACCTGTTCCAAAGTGTAGTTGATAACATATCACAAGGATCTACTCGTAGAGGAAGATTTTCACCATACCTACCCGCAGAACATCCTGACATTATGGAATTCTTAAAAATAGGTACCGAAGGTTTCCCTATTCAAGATTTGACTCACGCGGTAACTGTTACTGACAAATTTATGGAAGAAATGATTGCAGGTGACAAAGAAAAAAGAGCGGTGTGGGCACAAGTAATCCAAAGACGTGGTGAGATAGGATATCCTTATATTATGTTTACCGATACTATGAATAACAAAGCACCTGAGGTATACAAAGAAAAGAACATGAAAATTTATAACTCGAATCTTTGTTCTGAAATTGCACTTCACAACTCAGAAGATGAATCTTTTGTTTGTGTTTTATCATCGATGAACCTACTTCATTATGATGAATGGAAAGGTACCGACGCGGTAGAAGTCATGGTTTATTTCTTGGATGCGGTTGTGACAGAATTCATCGAGAAAATAGATGAGTTGAGAAACAATGGCACTGTGGAAGGACAAAGAGCATTTTTCTATCTCGAAAGAGCATACAATTTTGCAAAAAGACAAAGAGCTCTTGGTTTGGGTGTTTTAGGATGGCATTCTCTACTACAGGCAAAAAACCTTCCGTTTGACACTCGTGAAACTGCAAGACTGAATGTTGAGGTTTTCAAAAACATAAAAGAAAACTCTTACAAAGCATCTGAGGAATTAGCAAGAATATTTGGAGAACCCGAAACTCTTGTTGGTTATGGTAGAAGAAATGTAACCCTAAATGCTATTGCACCCACTACTTCATCTGCGTTTATTTTAGGACAAGTTTCTCAATCAATTGAACCTATATGGTCCAATTGTTACGTAAAGGACGTTGCTAAGTTAAAAGTTACCATTAAAAACCCTGTTCTTAAAAATTTATTAACAGAACTAAAAAAGGATAATAAGGCGACTTGGGATAGTATCAAAAAACACGATGGGTCGGTTCAACACTTAGATTTCTTGACGGACGAACAGAAAGATGTTTTCAGAACTTTTGCTGAAATTAATCAATCCTCTATCATCAACCAAGCTGCGGTACGTCAAGATTACATCGATCAGTCACAATCTTTGAATTTGATGATATCTCCTGATATTCCAACAAAAGATGTCAACAAGTTATTGATTGACGCTTGGCAGTTGGGTGTCAAAACATTGTACTATCAACATTCCATGAATTCAGCTCAAGCTTTCGCAAGAAAGAAACTTAATCTGAATGACTTACAGTGTGTATC